ATGAAACCTCCAATCAATGTAAATAGTACTATATCTCCTGTTCTGCTTGAATCGCTTCTATTATTGCTGACTTAGTCATCGATGGCTGCACTTTGCATCCAATCGATTCGGCCAACTCTAGCAGTTCTCTTTTCAGCATTCTCATAAGTTTCTTGTGCATTGAGGATTCATCAATTTCTTCTTTTGAGTCAACTCCAAGGCATTGAAGCAATTTATCACAAGAACTCGAAACATTTTTCATTCTTTCAAGAATGACGGAATTATCTTCCATCACTTTTGATAATTTAGCTTCTTGTTTTAATGTCTTCTCTTTGTCTTTAATTCTTTTCTGCTTTCTGTGAGATTTCATTACTTATCTTCTTTTTTCGTTCTCGTTCTTTTGGTACTTGGTTTACGCTTCTTTTCTGCTTCTGCCTTAGCCTTTGCAGCAGCCTCTGCTTTTGCTTTCTTTTCTGCTTCCGCTTTAGCTTTTGCTTCGGCTTCAAGTCTGGCTGCTTCTTCCATTGAGGCTTCAGCCGCCTTTCGTGCTTGGGCTTTGGCCCATAGTCTTTTTTGCTTTGGTTTCATAAAAAATCTCCCATAGTTTTGTTGTAATTAGTTTTTTATAAAAAAAACCCCCAACCAAGATGGAAGGGGGCTTATGGGTTAAGAACCTAATTTAGATTAGGAACCGGACTCACCGATTAAACCACGAACGATAACAAGACCGTACATATCAGGACGAACCATCTTCTTAGCGTAACGGGTCATTACCCCTTTACGTGGTACGAAGTCTTCAGGTCCGAAGATAGTTGGAGTGGTTTGTAGTGGTACATATGGAGCATATACATAACCGCTTTCAAGGAAAGAGTTACCACGACGACCAACCAAGATTACGTTTCTTGGGAAGTAAGGATCAACCATAACGTCGAACTTACGGCTCAAAGAACCTACATTAACAGCACCGATTTCGCCTTTGTCAGCATCAGCGGTAACGTTAGCACGGAATCCAGCAGTGAATTCAAGGATGTTAGCAACTTCAGGTCCGCAAACGATGAAGTTAGCACCACCACGAAGAGTCTTTCTGTGGATTTGAGCAGAAACATCATTGATGGTTTCAATGAGGGTTTCGTACCATTCGCTAACAGTACCAGTGAAATCAGGAGCAGCAGCAGAAGCACCAATCTCAGCACCGGTCAAACGATCTACGAAAAGACCAGGTGAACGAGACCAGTAGTACTTACCAGCGGTAGCACCCTTAACAAGGTCTTCAAGGATCTCACGATCGATTTCAAGAGCAATTTGCTCAGAAAGGATAGAAGTCAATTCAACTTCAGCATCCAAGTTGTGATAAGCACTTAAGTCTTGTCCCAATTCAGGAGTCCACTTGGCTTTCAACTTTTTGGTTACTGCTGTGATGGCAAGAGAATCAACTTTGATGTCGATTTCTGGAATGTTCTCATCACCTTCAAGTCCCCATTCGCTAGCACCCTTAACGGCACCCAAAGCACCACCTACATCAAAGTTATCAGCAAGAGGAGCATCGATATGAGTGACTGCATCTAACTGAGTAGCCAAATCGCTAATATGAGCAGCAGTTGTTGAAGCGGTTGTAGAAGTAGCAACAAGCAAAACATTAGCTGAGTTAGTAGGATCTTCTCTAGTCAAACGACGAACTTGTCCTGAATTAGCACCAAGCTGAGAACCAGTAATGGTAAGAGCAACATAGTTTTCCAAGTTAACATCGGCACTGGCCAAAGTAGCTCTTGGGATTGTAGCAACAGCAAAAACAGAACCAGAAACAAGATCTGGATCGAAACGAAGAAGACTTGCAAGATCGTAACCAGCAGAAGCAGCACCACCTACGGTAGAAAAATCAGTAATACCACCGTTACCAACAGTACCAGAAGCAACCAGGGTGGTAGCAACAGCAACTGAAGCGGTTGGAGAAGCATAGCCGTTGTTAAGAGCATAAGCACTCTTTTCTGAATTAGCAGCAGACAAGCTGATACCGTCAGCGATGCCTTTGGCCAATTGACCACCACCGTAGATTGATTCATCAACGGTGTTTCCAAGACGGGTTGAGTTGAAAGAGAAATCTAAGAAGAAAATCAATCCACTTGGAAGACTCATTGGTTGAACACTAACCAATTCGTTAGCGATAAGTCCGGCGAATACACGACGAACGATTGGGAAAGCAACAGCAGCGAAACCTTCAACATCACCAGCTTGCATTGAGCTAGATTCGCGAAGAAGTTCTTTTGCTTGGTTTTCCAAAAGACGAGCCATGTTATGCTTTTCACGGTCGCCATTAAGGCCTTCAAGTAAACCAGTTTGTGACCACTTGTTAAGAAGAGCTTCGCCTTCTTTTTTCATGTCACGGTTCACGATGCCTTCAGATAATTTTTGTACAATAGACATGTTAAAACCTCCAATAGTGTAATGTCTTAATCAATACCAGCTAGTTTTTTCATTCTATCTGAGAATGTAAGTTCTTTTGCTGGCTTATTTTTACGTGGCATAATACCTGATAAATTAGATCTTCTTTGAATTGACTCGCTAAGTGATTTTGGCTTAAAGCTTTTGCTTGTGCCCACTGTAGCACTAAGAGTCTCTTGAAGATTCTTTGCTTCATCTGGTGTTTTTGCCTTGGCGATGGCTTCAACAATTTTGTTCTTTTGTCGCTCATTCAGGGAGGCATCGCTTAATGTTTGATTGCTATAAAGCAATTTAGCATTTGATAGAAGAGTTTCTTCCAAAACTTCATCCATCTTTTCAATAATTTGTTTAAATTCGTTTGTTTGGTTCTGAGACCTTTTAAATGATTCATCTAATTCATCAATTCTTTTTATGAGAGCTTCGTTTTCTTCTTTATACTTATCTGCTTCCATTCTGGCAAGCTCCATCTCTTGTTGATATTTTAAAGTTCCTTGATTTGTCTCAAAAGAACCATTCTTATCTTGTCCGGCCATATCAACAATCAACTCTTCTTCTAATACTTCTTCAGAATCGATTTCATCAATAATGTTCATAATTTCTTGAAGGGCAAGTTCATCTTCTTCGCCTTCATCCCCTGGGGCTTCGGCTGTTTTATCATCACCCCCTAAATCGCCAAGTCCACCTAAGAGGCCTGTATCGCTATTCGCTTCTTCGGTCTCAGAAACTTCTAATTGTTCCAAATCTACTTGAAACATTGCGGGATCGAATTCCAATTCCATAGTCAAATCTACTGGCTGGTCTGGGCTCAAATCTACTGCTCCGAGAGGTGCCTCATAAGATGTAGTGGTGCTCTCAGTAGAGCCACCTAATACTTCCTCTTCTTGTAATAGTGCTTCTTCGCTGGACTCTTCCAACTCTGATTCCATTACAAGGTGAGTTTTTTCCTCTCCAACCAAAGAGATCCCAACTCTCCCGTTGTCAGATTCAGTTGTAACTTTGGCATAATTACCTTCATACTTTACAACATCACCTTTCTTAAATTTAGGTTCATTTTCTAGCAATGAATCAACTGCTTCTTTTATTTGTGGAGCAAATTTATCTATAATTGCTTGCTCGGCATTTTTAAGGGCGGCCTCACGAAGGGCAGCAGCATCAACGATTGCTTGTTCTAACATTGAAGACATCAAACATTTCTCCCGGTAATAATATTATCAAAGATAAATAGTGCTAATATTAAGAAAAGGAACTATGATGCTGCCATAGTTATTCCGGAATCATTGAAGTTCAACAACTCTACATAGATTACAGCATTTGTAGAACTACCGTCTGTGGTGTCTATGGTCAATTCATAGTCGAGAGTATTAGATGCAGAGGCGGCACCAGACTGAGTTAGGTCGGTAGAAATTGTAAAATCTGCCCCACTACCGCCTGAATTTGCTCTTGACGATTCAACCCTATTAGAGCCCGCAAATGCAGCAATGGAACCTGCAACTCTTGAAATAGCAATCTGTTGTTCAAAGGTTCCAACTCGTGAGCCACTATCTGTTGTGATAAAACCAAACACTTTAAAGCCGGCAGCATGATTGGCATTTGGAACAGTAAATGTCACAATAGCAGTAGCTGAATTGTCAGCGATACCAGTTTTCTTTATGGTTAGTTTTGTATTAGAGCCTCCTTCACCAGCAAGGTTTCCTTGAGATATTGACCCCACATTAACGAACTTGCCTCTATTATAAAAGACTTCTGGGTATGAGGAATGACTCTCTCCTGCTAAGAACATCGATGGATATCCATTACCTTGTTGCTTGGCTTGGAATAGATATTCGTCATTAGAGCCAGAGAGCAGCAAAAGTACCCCGCTGTCTGCTTGATCTCCCAGGGCAACATGT